CTCGGAACAAGGGGGAGTAGCAATACTCCCCCTTCTCTTAAAAAGGGTGGATTATGGCTTCAGTAGTGGACATCTGCAACCGCGCCCTTGATAAATTGGGCTATGGATCAATCACCAGTTTAGAAGATGGTACAAAACCCGCGAACTTATGTTCTCGTGCATGGCCTTTGACTCGCGACCAAGTGTTACGGGATCATCCGTGGAACTTTGCGGTTAAAAGGGTTATCACTTCCCCTGTGACAACAACTCCCCTTTGGGGATTTTCATATCAACATCCTTTACCTGCTGATCTGTTACGCCTTCTTGATGTAAAAGATTTATCAACTCATGATTATCAGGTTGAGGGTCAATACATTCTTTCCAATGATTCTGCTCTTTATGTTCGCTATATTCAGCGGATTACCGACCCTAATCAGTTTGATGCGTTGTTCTTAGAGGCTGTTACTACACGCCTTGCTTATGAGATGTGTGAAACATTGACTCAGAGCAACCAGAAGAAAGAAGCCTTATGGGGCGAGTACAGCGATGCGTTGACTAGAGCGAAGCGTGTTGATGCCCAAGAAAACCCACCTGTTGTGTTTGAAGAAGATGACTGGATTGCTGTGAGGTATTAATGCCCAAAGCGTCATGGATACAGAACTCATTTAATGCGGGGGAACTTTCACCACAACTGAAGGGTCGTCCTGATATTGATAAGTATAAGAATGGTTGTGAGACTGTTCTTAACTTTATCCCTCAAATATATGGCCCTGCTCAAAAGCGTCCCGGCACAAGGTTCGTATCAGAAGTCAAAACCTCTGCCAATGTGACTCGCCTTATTCCGTTTGAATATAGTTCAAGTGATGCTTATGTTCTTGAGTTTGGGAATCTATACATCCGGTTCTATACCCATGGTGGTGTTCTTCTTAATGGCGGTACCCCTTATGAAATTGTTTCCCCGTATCCGACTGCTGCTGTGGACAAGATTCATTATGCCCAATCTGCTGATGTGTTATACATGGCGCATCCTGATTACCCGCCTTATAAACTCCAGCGTTTTGACACGTATAACTGGGTCATAGAAAAAGTTGTATTTGATCCACCCCCGTTCCGTGATGAGAATCTGACAGACACTACGCTGACCGCATCTGCGATCACCGGTAGTATTACCATCACATCATCCGATCCGATATTCTCTGCGAACTCTGTAGGATCTTACTACAAGTTCAATGAAACCATCGGTTCCAAGCATGATTTTTGGCAAGCTGAGACGGTTGTAGCCGCTGGAACGTATTGGTACTTCAGAGAGAATCTTTACTACACCGCTGCTGGTGGAACGACTGGCACTCGTGCTCCTATCCATTCAAGAGGAACAGAGAGTGACGGTGCTGTTGATTGGGAGTATATCCATAGTGGGTTCGGTTATGCTGAAATTACCGCTTATACGAGCACAACAGAAGTATCCGGAACGGTGTTAAAACGCTTACCGGGTAGTTCATTGACCGGTACGGTGTACTGGAATGAATCATCGTGGTCGGCGTTTCAAGGTTATCCGAAAGCCGTATCCTTTTACGAAGATCGTCTGTGGTTCGCTGGTTCCGTTAGTCGCCCTCAGACTCTTTGGGCATCATTCAGTGGCGACTATGAGAATCATGAGTATGGTAGTAATGATGACAATGCTCTGAACTACACCATTGCTTCTCAGGAGATTAATTCAATTCAGTGGTTAGCTCCTGGACAAATCTTGGCAATCGGTACTTCTGGTGGTGAGTTTTCATTAAGTGCTGGTTCCCTTGATGAACCTGTGACCCCAACAAATGTACGTATTGCCCCACAAACGACATTCGGGTGTGCCGATCTTCAACCGTTTAAAATTGGTGGGTCGGTCCTGTTTGTCCAACGTGCTGGCAGAAAGATTCGGGAACTGACTTACAGTTTTGAATCTGATGGTTATGTTGCCCCGAACATGACAGTTCTGGCTGAACACATCACCTCTGCTGGTATTACCGACATGGCGTATCAGCAAGAACCGAGTCAAGTCCTATGGGTTCCTGACGCAGATGGTCAATTAATCGGGATGACTTACGAGCGCACTGAGGATGTTGTCGGGTGGCACAGACATAATTTAGGTGGGGTTGTTGAGTCGATTGTCACCATACCTCATTGGGATGGCGATCAAGACTCCACATGGATGATCATTAAACGTACTGTTGATGGGGATGTTGTTCGCTACGTGGAGTATCTGGACAAGTACCTGATTGATGATCATGCTTGTTTTATGGACTCTGCTGCTGTTTACGATGGTGCTCCGACCACAACCATCTCCGGTCTGACATGGCTCGAAGGTGAAGAGGTATCTGTGCTGACCGATGGTGCTGTGCATCCGAACCGTACAGTTACATCAGGTTCAATCAGTCTACAGGTTGAAGCATCTGTTGTCGTTGTTGGGTTACCGTTCGATGCGATCCTGAAGACCATGCCGATTGAAGCTGGTGCTGCTGACGGTATAGCACAGGGTAAGACCATGCGGCTGAACAACATGGTGATTCGTCTACATCAGACAGGTCCAGGACTCTTTTATGGTTCCAGTTTGACACAACTTGATGAACTTCACCCCCGTACCACGACAATGGACATGGACGAAGCGATTCCTCTATTCACTGGTGATACTCCAGCACTTCCGTATCCAGGGAATTATGAGCAGTCGCCACAAATTGTGATTAAACATAGTCTACCGACACCATGTACCGTTATTGCTCTGATGCCTCAGTTGGTGACGTATGATCGTTAGAGTACCGAGGAATGATGACCTGAGGAAGATCGATCTTCAGGAGAGTCAGAAGTACATTGAACCATTTATTGATTACGATGCCGATTTACAGGCTGCTGGTGAAGCAAACCAAGCATGGACTTTTGAGGAAAATAATGAGATATTAGCCATAGTCGGACTTGAGCCTCAATGGGAAGGTAGAGCGGTTGCCTGGACGTTTATTTCACAACACGCAGGTAAGCACTTCCCCATGATTCACAAGGTTATTACAGCGATTATGGACAACTCAGGGTTCAAACGAATTGAGACAACCGTTGATGTAGGGTTCAAACAAGGACACCGATGGATGAAGATGATGGGGTTTGAAGTTGAAGGATTGATGAGAGCCTACAGACCCGATGGTGGTGATATGTTTCTTTATGCGAGGATTAAATAATGGCGTGGGCAGGATTGGTATTACAAGGTGTTGGTGCTGTGATGTCAGCAAACGCCTCGTATCAGCAAGGACTCGCTGCTCGTAAGGCTGCTGAGGAAAATGCTCGCCTTGCTGAGATGCAGGGAGCCGTTGCCGAGGATCGTCTACGCCGTGACTCCCGTAGAGAACAGGGAACATTAAGAGCCAGAATTGCCAAGACAGGCGCACGTACTGAAGGAACACCATTATTGGTACTCGCTGAGTCCGAGGCTGATGCTGAATTGGATGTACTTGATCAACGGTGGTCTACAGAGCAAGTTGCGAAGAGTTATCGCACCAGCGGATCACAGGCTTATTCTGAAGGTGTAACCAGAGCAGGAACCTCATTGCTGGCATCTGCCGGTAATATGTTTTAGGAGATAAATCATGGCGAAACTGCCGATGTACCAACGAAAAGTTACCCCTCAGGCACAACAAGCGACTGCTCAACAATATGGTGCTGGTGTTGCCTCTGCCCAAGGGGATATGGGAAACGTGCTTCAGCAGATTGGGGATAATGCGAGGCGTAGGAATGAAGTCATTGACCGAGTGCGGTTGTTGACCGAGTTTGACCAAAACGCCATGGCCGATCTTAATGAATTGAAAAATAGCACAGATTTTACTGATCCTGATGCTGTTGATTCTTATAAACAAGCATTGCGTGATCGTGCCGAGACAGCAATCGCTAATCATAAGGGTCGTTCTCAAAGTAAAGCTGAGTTTAGATCACAGATTGAAAACCAGATTGGTCAGTATACTAAGTCGGCGATGGCTGATCAAATCAAGGTTCAGAATGAACTAATTGCCACCGACTTACAAAATACTTATAACACTGTGGGTAACAAAATCCTCGATAATCCTGAGTATTATGGAGCAGGTCTTGAGGAAATGCTTGATAGAACGAACAAATTTTCCCCTGGTATGACTGCTCCCATGGAACGTGCTGCCAAGGACAATGCTTTCCGTTTAGCAAACTCAACTCTTGTGCAAGGAATGACTCAAAGATTATCTGCTGAAATGCCACGAGAGGGTGAACCTGACCCTGTTGCACTTCTTGAAGATAGACTGAATGACGAAACATTTACGAAATATCTTGATCAAAAAACTCTGTTATCTGCTCGTGCTGACATCTCCACTATAAAGGCTGAACGTGACGAACGACAAAGAGCGATTAAAAACCGGATTGATTCTTTTGAAGTGGTTACTGGTCAAAAGTCTACTCCTGACCAGCAAGAAATGATTGCTAACCTGCCCGATCCATCGAAAATGACGGTTGGGCAGAAGATGATGGAAATGCAGTCTATTCTCGGAAGACCGTTGAATGAACCGGAACGACTCAAATTAATGGGTCTTGAGCAAACCGAACGAGCCATGAACAGAAATGAGGCTTATGCGATGATCCATTCCGGTTGGGCGCGATTCACTAATGGTTCAATGTCACAAGGGGAACGTATTCAATATCAACTGGCATGGGAACAAGCAGGACTTCTCCCTGGTCATCGACAGAATCCTGTCACCAAAGCTATTGAATATGTCAATCCTTCTTTACCCCCAGAGTTGTCACGGATGCGCGATGTTGTCATGGGTCAGCAAGCGGTAGAAGCGTACCGTCAACCATCACCTTTCGATTATTCTGGTCAGGTTCGTGA